GTGATGCTCGTATTCATAGAGTTTATAAATATGATGGTAAACAAAAAGAAAAAATAGATGTACAAGGTAGAGGAGGAACTGATTTTGAACCAGTAATGGTTTATTTAAAAGACAATAAAGATAAATATCAAAACATTATTTATTTAACTGATGGATATTGTTCTGCTCCTTCAACTCCACCATCTAGACCTATATTGTGGGTTATAAGTGAAAATGGCTCTATGGGATATGATTTACCAGGTACTAAAATTCAAATAAAAAGATAATATGGCAATGATGATGGACGGTATACAAGTAAAAAAACTAAGATATGCTGATGGAATACTTTGTGAAAGAAGCCTATCTAAAGATTATGAGAGATGGATATTACCTTATTTTGAATTATCTAATAAAGTAATTTTAGGAGGCAGTATAGCTTTAAATATGCTTAATTTAATGAAACTAGATTACTCTCTTAGAAAACCAGATTTAGATTTTTCACTAACTGAAGCTTTTACTCAACATGAATTATCAACTATAGTTGATTTTTTTGATTTAAAAAGAAGAGATAAAAATCCATATGGACCTGAAGGTAAAGCATTTGTTGATGATAATATCTTAAAACAAGATTTAATATTATTTTCTAAAGTAGAAAAAGTAGAGACTGTAAATAATTATAAAGAAGATATACAAGTCTATAAGGTTGATTTCTTTAATAAAGATTATTTAACTAAAAGAGATGTAATTCCAGTTAAATATATTGACCATGATGGAAATAAATGGGATATTAAATTAACTCATCCGTCTATTATATTAGCCGCTAAAGCTAGATATGCTTTTGATACTAGAATTGGTAAACAATTTAAACATTGGGAGGATTTAGAGGAACTATTTTATAGAAAAAATAGTGATAATTATTTTAAAACAATGAAAGATATTGAAAGAGTTATAGATGATCAAAATAGAAAATTAGAAAGAGCCAAAAAAACTATGTGGATTTAATGTTTGGCTTCCCAAGATTATTATGTTATATTTACAATGTAAAAAGATAAAAAATTAAAAATAAAGGTTATGTCTAAAAAAACATCAAAAACAGAAGCATTATCATTAAATCCAAATGAATTAAAGGATTTTTTAAAACACATTATTACTAATAATCGTTTTCTACAGGAAAATGATAAATCACCAGTTTCAACTGAGGTAGTAGGAGAATCAGGTATTGGTAAAACATCATCTATTATTCAACTTGCTGATGAATTAAATTTAAATTTTGTTAAGTTAAATTTAGCTCAAATTGAGGAAATTGGTGACTTAGTAGGATTTCCAATCCGTCAATTTGAAATGGAATTAGATGGTGCAAAATTATGGATTGACGAACATGCGTTTGATGAATATAGAAAGTTAGGTTATAAATCAACTTCTAAAAATCGAATGAGTTATTGTCCACCTGAATGGATTGCAGGTAAAGAAAATGGAGGTATATTATTATTAGACGATTGGAATAGAGCTGACGTTAGGTTTATTCAAGCTGTAATGGAGCTAATTGATCGTCAACAATATATTAGTTGGAAATTACCTAAAGATTGGCATATTATTTTAACTGCTAATCCTGATAATGGTGATTATTTAGTTAATAGTATTGATAACGCTCAAAAAACACGTTTTATCTCAGCTAATTTAAAATTTGATTTAAATACATGGGGTAAGTGGGCTGAAGAAAATGGATTAGATGGTCGTTGTATTAACTTCTTACTAATGCATCCTGAATTAGTTACTAAGGAAATAAATGCTAGAAGTATAGTAATGTTTTTTAATTCGATTTCATCTATTAAATTGTTTGAAGAACAATTACCATTAATTCAAATGATTGGTGAAGGTAGTGTTGGTGTTGAATTTGCTAGTTTATTTACAATGTTTATTAATAATAAATTAGATAAAATGATTACACCTCAAAATATATTTGATCAAGATGAAAAATATGTTTTAACAACTCTAAAAAGTTTAGTGGGTAAAGATGAAAAATATAGAGCAGATATTGCCTCAACATTGGGTACTAGAATAACTAACTATTTAAGTTTTTATTCTAAAAATAACAAAATTGAAAAAACAATTATTGATAGATTAGGTAAAATTGTAACTGAAAATGTATTTGCTACTGATATTTGTTATCAAATGATAAAATCAATTTATAATGATAATCCAAGTAAATTTAATTTACTAATGTTAAATAAAGATTTAGTTAAATATATTATTAAATAATAAGTAAAGCACAATGATAAAAGAATCAAGCAACATACATTATAGTAGTCATAATGATGAGTTCACCATGTATTATGGAAGAACAAATATTATAGAACCTAAAGATTCTATTAAATTAAAAAACTTTATTAGTAAAATAGTTAATACAACTAATAAAATTGATAGTACAGATATTATTTATACTAGTCAATTAAGTGATATACCTCGTTTTAAATTAAAAGAATTTATTAATGAAAAAGGTATTAAACGTACTTCTAAAGTAGAATCTAGTAATTGTTTTATTTTAAGTAAAAAATTAATTCAGGATTTTTCAATTAGAGAGGATGTATTTGGTAAAACTAGTGATATATATTTTGTTAGTGGAGAATTAGAAGATATTATTTTAAATACACTTAGAACAAGATATACTAATAATAAGTATGTTAAAATCCCTATTAAAAATGAGATTAATACTGGTGAAATACTTTATATGAGTGAGCATGATTTTAAAACTTTACCATCATCTAAAAGATATAATACATACATCAGTAAATATATTAGTAAGAAGACATACCATATTTCTTATGTTAATCATAAAACATCAGAATTAATAAATACTCTTTTATATCTTTATGATAATCCCGATGTAAAAGTAGTATTTGATGAAGATTTGTTTTCTTCTTTAAATAAAGAGGGTCTTCAATTAGATTCAGATATTGAAAATACTTTAAAAGATATGATATATAGTACTGATAAAGCTAATATTAAATTAGGTTTTGAAATGATTTCTAATTTAGAATTAAATGATCATAATTTATATAAAATATCTTTATTATTAAATAATTTTATTAATAGAGGTAATGATAGACAAATTAGATCTCATAAATCTTCAATAAATAAATTAAAAACAAGTAATCGTAATTTAAGAACATTATTAAATACTCTTAAATCTAGAGATATTCTTTGGGATAAAGATTGGAAATCATTTGTGAGTGGTTTAGTTAAAAATTTCTCAGGAACAGAACATGAATCTCTTATTAAAGATTATATTATTGATAAATTAAATATTGAATTTAATTTTATACAAGGAGGATTAAAAATAAAGGATCTTAAATTTGCCAATTAGTAATATTTATTATATATTATATTTCAAACAATTAAATTAAAAACAAAACAAAAATGAAAAAAGACATTATTTTAGCTGCTATCACAGCAGTATTAGTAGTATTTGCGTCATGCGCATCAGACAACAAAACAAATTCAGGTTTATTAGGTGGAGATTCAGCTATTATCTCAGCTGATACAACTACTGTTGATTCGTTAATCTATGAATCAATGGTTATTGATACTACTATTGATTCAGTAAACTAATTATAAAGTACCACGAAGCTTCCCATTAGAACAGCTCAAACGTAGTGGTCATGTAGTGGCACAAACGAATAGCCCAAGGTATAAGTTATAGTCACATCCCTCAGAAAGACTAGTAGACGTACTAGACACTGCTGAGGGTTTTCTCTGTTATTATGGATATAAACAAAATATTTGAACTATTTGAAAATAATGAAACTTTAAATGCTAAAAAACAAGTATTTAAAGATATTAATGAACATCCTCTGTTTTGGATCAATATGTTCACTCGAATTATACTAAATTATACTAATTCTAAATCAGCCCACTTAACGTTGTTTAAAACTATTTTCCCTGATTTAGACATAAATGACATTAGTAATGCTGGTGAGTATATTATATACACAAGATCTTACGTTTTTCTTAAACGTTTAGATATAAAGCGTGAACTTGATTTACAGGTTATACAAAATAATACAAATCCTGAGTTTTTAGTTGCGTTAGAATTATCTTTATCATATTATGAAAAATATGAAGAGTATGAAAAGTGTACTTTTATTTTACCAATTATTAACATTATTAAAGATAATTTATCTTAAGTTTGGCTAAATAAATATTCCCTCGTATATTCTTAATACGGGTTTAAGGGATTAAGAGACGGAAAGGTGAACGAGAGGATGAACGGATGAGTGAAACGGAGGAACATAACGGGGTAACATAACGGGATATAAACAAATTAAAAACAATATGAGATATAGAGAATTAACAACACGTAAATTAGAACACGTAGAAGGACAATTAAAAGCACTGAAGTTTATGGTGAATAGAGGAGAACCTATTCAAGAATTCATTAATAAACTTAATTATACTGAAGAAATTATTTCTGATGTGAAATCACTTATTCAACAAGAACCATTATCACCAGAAGAAGGATACGGATTACAATAATATGAATTTAACAGCTGAACAAATATCTGAAAACTGGGATAAATTAATGTCTAGAATAGACGCTTATATCTCAGAACCTCGTAGAACTAAACTTAAAGAGTTCTATCAAAAATATGCTGAACGTATTATGTTAATGCCAGCGGCTCATAAGAAAGAATATCATAATGCATTTCCAGGTGGATATGTAGAACATGTACTCCGAGTAATAGATAGCGCTATTGATATCAATAACATATGGATTAAATATGGAGTTGATACTAATACATATACTCTAGAAGAATTAGTATTCTCAGCTCTAAATCATGACTTAGGAAAAATGGGAGATGAGAACAACGAAGCTTATATTCCTCAAACTGATCAATGGAGAAAAGAAAAACTAGGTGAAGATTATAAATTCAATGATCGTTTAGAATTCATGTCAGTCCCAGATCGTGGATTATATCTATTGATGTCTCATGGTGTAACATTTACTAAGAACGAAATGTTAGCAATCAAATTACATGATGGTTTATATGATGACGCAAACAAACCATATTTAATTAATTTCATGCCAGAAACTAAACCACGTACTTCATTAATTTATATTTTACACCAAGCTGATTTATTAGCGGCTCGTGTTGAATTTGAACGTGAATGGTCACCTAAATTAAACAGTGATACACCAGTTTCTACACCTATTGTTAAATCTAAAGTTCCAGCTAAAACTAAAGCATTAGGTAGCATTAAAAGTGATAGTTTAAAAAACATGTTAGATAATTTATAATGGTTATAGCAATTAGTATATTAAGTGTTTTAGTCGTGATCCTAGGGTTCACGACTTTTAATCTTTTAAGAAAAAATGAAAAAGCTGAAGATATCATATTTTCTTATAAAGTATACATGGATAGTATCAATGAAGCTATTTATTTTACAGATAAAAAATTAAAAGAAATTGATGAAAAAGGTATGTTTAAAAGTGATGATGAAATTGGATTTTTCTTTATTAAAGTAAAAGAAATACAAAACATACTAAATCAATATAAGATTCCTAAATAATATGGCTAAACAAAAAAAGAAATCTATACCATATTTCACTTCAGAAACTGAGAAAGCTATTATATTATATAATAACACTAGTTCTATTAAAGAAAGAAGTAAAATTTATTATGAAAAAATACACCCAGCATTTTTTAAATTAACTGAGAATATTATTCATACCTTTAAATTTTATTATACTGAAGTAGATAATATTGAAGATTTACAACATGAAGTAATAATATTTTTATTATCTAAAATTCATCGTTTTAACCCAGATAATGGCGCTAAAGCCTACTCTTATTTTGGAACTATAGCTAAACGTTATCTTATTATAGACAACGCTAAAAACTATAAAAAACGAGTAGATAAAATTGAAATTGATAACATTAGTGAAGATGAAAAATTCTCATATACATTAGATGATAACACTAGTACTAATGATCAATTATATTGGTTTATAGATCAATATGTAGAGTATTGTACAAATAATATTTATAAATTGTTTCCTAAAGAAAATGATGCCAAAACAGCAGATGCTATTCTTGAATTATTTCGTAAACGTGAACATTTAGATATTTTTAACAAAAAAGCATTATATATTTACATTCGAGAAATTATAGATATAAAAACACCTAAAATCACTAAAATAGCTAATATTTTATATTCTATATTTAAAAACAGCTATTCCCATTATTTAGAATATGGGTATATAAAATTTAAATAGAATATATTTATCATAAATAAATGTTAATAAATATGAGCGAATTTGATAAAATTATATTTGGAAAAAAATCATTTTCAAATCTACTTGAAGAGATATATGATAACCAAAAGAAAAAATCACGCCAAATATCATCATTAATAGCTGAGTTAAAACCTCTTGTTCAAGAAATAAGTGATGCTACATTAATTGTTCCGTTAATTAAAGAATATTTAGAAATAGATGTTAAAAATGATGAACAATTAGTTAAAATAGCTACTATCATTCAAAGAACCATGAATAATTCAACATCCAATAATGATGGTGGATTTGGCATTTCAGAAGAAGAAAAAGCACAATTAATGGCTGAAATAGATAAAATTCAAAATAATGGCTAGATTTAGAGAAGGACAAAATGCTATAAATAATACATACAACCCTACACCATATGATAATGTATTAATTGATTTTAATCAAAAATTAGTTAACACATCTATTAAAGCGGTTAGGGTTAAAAGTATTATTCTTGATTCATCTCATCCTAGATACAATGAATTAGGTAAAGAAAACAGTATAGGTACTATAATATTTGATGATAATATAACATTATCAAATAAAAGTAATAATATTGAGTCGTTACCTTATGCTAGACCATTAAATTCAAATTTAAAAAAGTATCCGTTAATTAATGAAATAGTTTATATTTTCATTTTACCTTCAACTAACATTGGAGAAAATACAGTATTAAAACAAGCATATTATGTTGATATAATTTCATTATGGAATCATCCTCATCATAATGCTTATCCTGATATTCCGAATCAGCAACCTTTACCTCAACGAAAAAATTATAATGAATCAGAAATAGGTAGTACTAGTAAAA